GCAAATGTCACCACTGCTTATAACCAATCTCTTGTTGCTGCTTCTCTTTATGTCGACTATGTCTTCCTTGACACTGATGAGAGACGCAGAATGGCCCAAAACCCTCACGAGTATTTGATTGAGCAACTTCAATTCACTGGTGATGAATCTGTCGGATCTTCTTCCAACAAGATCAAACTTAACTTCAACCACCCTGTCAAGGAACTTATCTGGGTTGTCCAACCTGATGAGAATGTTGACTACTGTGCTTCTCTTGAATGCGGTCAACTTCTTTACAAGGTTCTTGGTGCTCAACCATTCAACTACACTGATGCTATCGATGCTCTTCCTAACGCTATTCATTCCTTCGGAGGACCTGAATCTATTGCTGAGACCACTACCTCTTTCATTGATACCAATGGTCTTTTCCATGATGCTGGTGCCGTTGATGTTACCACCGCAAACTGGTGGTCTAATGGTCAAGGTCCTGGTGTTGCATATGATGGTCCTAACCTTGGTTTCAGTGCCCAACCCGGTGTTATCCAAAACTCTGGAGTATCTGATGCCGGAACTTTCGTCCTTGCCGAGACTGCCCTTGATATGCACTGCTGGGGTGAGAACCCTGTTGTAACTGCCAAGTTACAACTTAACGGACAAGACAGATTCTCTGAGCGTGAGGGAACCTACTTCGACCTTGTTCAACCTTACCAACACCACACCAGAAACCCTGATACCGGAATCAATGTTTACTCTTTCGCTCTTCGCCCTGAGGAACACCAACCTTCCGGATCCTGCAACTTCTCCAGAATTGACAACGCTACTCTTCAACTTGTTCTTTCCAACGCCACTGTTGAGGGTACCAAGACCGCCAAGGTCCGTGTCTATGCTACCAACTACAATGTCCTTCGTGTCATGAGTGGTATGGGTGGTTTGGCCTACTCCAACTAAGCATTTTACTTGCTTATTTGTTATTATAAAATTTTCATAATGTAAAATAATAATTTTACTCAATAATTATTATTTTATTTATTTGGATTTCTTATGTAAATAGGTATAATATATTATTTTTGAAAGTAAGACAAATAACATTACCTTAAATGTTACTCCTCTCCACGGAGAATTTCCCTTATCTGGTTCATACTTTTTTCCATTTATTTTTATATCCCAACTCAATACACCTAACATACATATTCCATTATTAATTTTCCAACCTATTAATATTACTATTATTAAAAATATAAAAAAAGAAAGAAGAGCAGGATTTTTGCAAAATAGAATTGGAAACCATATAAACAATACAATAAAATAATGAACATTCATTATATTTTGTGAATTAAAATTTACAAAACAATAATAAAATATCAACATACCAGATAAAATTAATATTAAATTTATTGATTTATCTAATAAATTAAATGTCTTATAAAAATATTTATTGATAATGAATAAATATAACCCGATTATTACTAATGTATTACAAATTAAGGGGGTGGTTTGCTTTATATATGACTTTTCTGGTTTATTTATATTTATTAACTCTATATCCATTTTATAATATAATAAATGGATATTTTATTTATTACTATAATAAATTTTTAATGGATAAGCTAATAAAAGAATATAAATCATAAAATTCGATCTTGATTTAGTATTTTTAATTTCATACCCCATAATTTCTACATCCCAACTTAGTTTATCAAATACACATTTATCTTTATTTAATTTCCATCCTATTACTATACCTACTACAACAAAAAAATAATACATTAATAAATATTTATTATTTGATAATAATACCACATATAACATTATCACAAAAATATAATGATTAACCATTAATAAATCCGCTGACCATTTTACAAAACAACTATATAAAGTTAATACTTGAGAGATAATAACTATATAAAATATAACTGTATCAAATGAAGTAAAAGAATCTTTAAATTGAATATATAGAATAATTAATATTACAAAAAATAGGGATAATAATGGACATATTACATTTTTAAATTTTTCAACATATTTTTGTTTTGGTTTTACTGACTTTATTTTAAACATTATATTATTTAATTTTATTTTTTTTTATACATAAAATTGTATTTCATTAATTATATTCTCTAAATACTATATAATGAAAGGAAGAAATTTAGATTACGGACATATGTATGAAGGGCGTATGGTTAGAACTGAATTAGATAATATAGAGAGAAATGCCAGACATTTGCATGATATTTTACATGATGGAGACGATTTACCTGAATGGGTTAATAAAAAGATATTTTTAGCAAATAGTTATTTAAAATCCGCAAAAGATTATTTACATAACAAAATTGTTCATCGGGGACATTCTACCAAAAAAAGAAAAACTAGAAAAGGAAAAAAAAGCAAACGCGTAAAAAAATAATCCAATTATTATCCATATAAAATAATTTATATCCCACATTTCCATATTCCACATTTTTAATTCTTTTAATGGATACAATATAACATTAATAGCTCCTATTGGGGTAAATTGACTCTCTCTCCACCATATATTTCCCATTTGCGGAGAAAATTGAATATATAACAAAAATAAAACCGTTAAAAAAATTATTATAAATATTAATATCATATATATATAATAATAATAAATGTGTGTAATATTATTTACTACTATTAATGGTAAAAAAATTTTAGCTAAAAATAGAGATAGAATTTATCATCCTAAAATCGAAATAATACATGAAATAATAGATGGTATTGAAATAGTTTATTTAATGGATAAAAAAACAGGTTGGATAGAAGGAATGAATGAAAATGGTTTAGCTCTATTAAATGCAACATTAAATATGAAAGATAGTGATAGTAAATCTGTCATAAATACGAGAAAAAATGTATTAAAAAAGAAAAAGAATAAAATATTTAACGCTTTAAAAAATAATACTAAAAAAAATATTTTTTATAATTTGATTAAGAAATCTGATGATCGCAATTTGATTTTAGAAGGTAATACCTTACTTCATTATAATAATGAAGTTTACCATATTGAAAACGATATTTTTAATAAATTTAATATTAGAAATATAAAAAAACCACTTGTTTTAACAAATCATAGTAAGTATTTACGCAATTTAGGTTATACAAAAGGAAAAAAAGGGCTATCTTCCTTCTTAAGACAAAAACTAGTAGAAATGAAACTAAATGAAAATTATAGTAAAGAAAATAACAATAAAGAAATATACGATGATTTAATGAATAATGTTTTAAATATTTATTCTCCTAACATTGATCCTAGACTCCAACCATATAGAGACGAAAAACTTGTTAAAGAATCATTTCCTAATTTAGAAAAAGATACAGTAATTATTTATACCACAGGTCAAATTCTATGTAATGTAACCGACAAAGAATTCGTTTATTATTCAGATAAAAATAATAGTGAGAAAGTAAAATATATTAATAAGTTACCGTCTTCATATGTTCCAAAAATAAGAGTCATTATAAAAGAAACTGAAAAAAATATGAAGCCTCAACATCTTATACCAGAGAGAAAATTAAAGCAAATATATGATGAATTTAATTTTAAGACTAATTATAAAACTCGTAATAATAAAGTTAAACGCAAAGATTCTAAGTTAACAAAAAAAAATAATAAATAACATTTTCTTTTTATTATATATAATGGATAACAAAAATCTTTTTTTCGGACTTGGTTCTATTCTTGTTATTATTATGATTCTTAATATGATAGGTGTTTTAGGACAACCTTCTAAGGAAGTTGTTGTTCATAAATCTGGTGGGTATTATTACCCTCCTGCTTATTATAGACCTGCTGCTAGAAAAGCCGTAGTTTATGCACCTGATTATTATGTTAGACCTAACCCTTACAAACGAAGATATTATAATTAAAAATAGTTTAAATATATTTTCTTAATAAAAATTATAACATGCAAATTTTTATTAAGACGCTAACAGGAAAGACCATTACACTTGAAGTTGATCCTAATGACAGTATTGATAATGTAAAGCAAAAAATTCAACAAAAAGAAGGCATTCCACCCGATCAACAAAGACTAATTTTTAGTGGAAAACAGCTAGAAGATGGAAGGACATTAGCAGACTATAATGTCCAAAAAGAATCGACACTTCATTTGGTGCTGAGACTGCGTGGGGGCAGTGGTAATTTATAAATAAAATTAATATAAATGATATGTGTATATATACATATGGGAAAACGAAAAGAACATATTATAGAAAATGATATTGAAAAAAAACATTGCCCTTCATGTGATAAATTAAAAGAATTATTAGAATTTAACAAACAAAGTTCTAGTTGGGATAAACTAGCCAGAATGTGTAGACAATGTTATTGTGATTATAAAAATAATAAAAGAAAAAATGATCCAAAATATTATGAAAAAGATATGAAATATAATGAAAAATATAAATCATCAGGGAGAAGAAAAGAAGTATCTGCTATCCGATACATAAATAAACGGGAACAAATCATAAAACAATGTAGTGAATATAATAAAAAAAAATACAAAGAAGATCCATATTATAAAGCAGTATTTCTTATACGAAGTAGGATAGGTAAAGTATTGAGAGAACGAAATATAGGAAAACAACATAAAACATACGATTTATTAGGTTGTTCAAAAAAAGAATTTACCAAGTATTTTGAATCCAAATTTACAGAAGGAATGTCGTGGGAAAATCATGGAGAATGGCATGTTGACCATATTCGCCCATGTTGTAGTTTTAATTTAACAAATGAGGAAGAACAAAAAGCATGTTTCCATTATACAAATTTACAACCATTATG